CACAAGAGTTGCTGAAGTATACCGACCCTGCACAAATGCGAGAAGCTGCTGTTACTCAATCAAAGTTCAGTAAATTAGAACAGGAGAACAAAAGGCTCAAAGAGCAATTAGCTCCTGCTCAGAAGTTTGATAACAATACAGCAAGCCCTACATCAGAAGATTCTGATGAGTATTGGCAGGAAAGATATATACAAGGAGATAATTCTCCAAAGGCACTAGCTGCAGGTCGAAGAGCTGCAGGTTTACAATAATCAGGTGGAAACACCTATTCAACGGTGGAGGAAATAAATGGCTCAAACCGCTACAACAGGTAGTTTAGAGAACGCGAGCAGAACTATAATCGCGGCTGCTAGATATACCGAGGAGCACAATGCTCCCGCTATGGCTTTAATAGAGAAGTTCACACTTCCTAAAGGTTCAAAGCAAGTAACTGTGCCAAAAGTCTCACAAATGACCGTGTCTGACTTAACAGACGGACAGGACATTGTTGACGAAGAAGAGATAGGAATGACAACAGTCAGCCTTACTGCAAGTGAGGTAGGAGCTAAAGTTATTCTTACCGACAAACTTGTTCGTGAACAACAAAACAATGTGTTTACTATTATTGGTAAACAACTTGGAGACGCAATGGCAAGAAAAAAAGATACTGATGTTCACTCATTATATAGTTCATTAAATGGTGGTACTACACTTGGTGCAGCAGCAGCTACAGCAAGTTTAGCTAACATGGCAGGTGCAATAGCATACGCAAAAGCCAACAAGTTTGGAACAGAAATATATATTCTGCAACACCCAAATACTGTTTTTGATATTGCTAACACAGCAGTAACAGCTTCTTCAACTTACCCTGTACCACATGGTTGGTCTGAAGATTTACTAGGAAACTTCTTTAGTGGTCTAAGACCTCTTAATGGAGTTCCAATTTTTGAAGACGGAAACTTATCAGTTGACTCAAATGATGACGCAGTTGGCGTTATTGCTGACAAATCAGCTCTAGCTGTACTACAGTCTGTTGACAGTAGAACAGAGAGACAGAGAGACGCTTCAATGCGTGCAACTGAGGTAGTTATAACTGCGGATTACGGAGTTGCAGAGCTTGATGATTCAAGAGGTGCACCTTTGACTTTTGACGCTTCCGCTCCTTCAACTAGTGCGTAATTAAAAATTAAATAATAAATGGAGGCTTTATGGGTACAGGCATGCCGTCTGCACAGCGTAGAGAATTGTTAGAAGAGTTAAATCAATCTAACAGGGAGTTAGGTATGAACAAAGATTATGATTGGCAATTATTAGAAAGTTGGCAAGATAAAGTTACTTTATATCAACACCTCCCTTCTTTTACGGTAGAAGGAAAGGTTTGGAAACCCTGCGGGACAAAACACCTTAATCAGGTAGGAGACCCGCAAAACCTAGCAAGGAAAGCTAAAGCTCCGTTAGCGTGGTTAATAACGCCATGGGACGGAGTTTGCAAAATGGAATTGCAAGGGAATGAGTGTGCTTGTAAAAAAGCAGGCTTTAATGAAGATAAAGACAAAGTTACTCAGGAGAAAACTGAAGTTAAGGTGGAAACATCTAAACAAAAAGTTACTCCTGAATAACTTGTTTTAGTATAAGTGTAATCTTTGACCGAGCTTATACGACTTTTTAATAATCGGTTAAAGGCGGGGTATATAGAAACCCGTAAATAAATAAGGAGGAAAGCTATGGCTTTTCCAAATACAATCGTAGGAAAATACGGGTGGGAGAAAAAAGAAACTTCTGCTCAGAAACTTCCTTTAGGTACTGAGATGATTCTTCGAGACGGAAGAAGATATCGGTACACACACAACGGTGGTACTGCAATAGGAGAGGGGCTAGTAGTAGCTTCAGAAGCTCCTGCAGGAAACCATGATGAAGACTTGGTTATCGCAACAGGTGCTTCAGCAGGAGGTACAACTCTTGGTGTAACTCTTGGAGGAACTGCGGCGGCTAAAGATTTATATGCAGAAGGATATATATTCTTTAATTTACCGACTACAGACCCACATGAAATGTACAAAATTAAATCACACCCTGCTATCGGTTCTTCAGGAACAGGTACTATTACCATTGACGAAGAAGACGGGTTTATTACTGCAGTAGTTGCAGGAACAGACACAGCAGGTTTAATTAAGAATCCTTACAAAGACATTGTAGTTGCCCCTGCGGCAGTTGCAGGTAGATTTGTTGGAGTTACTACAAGAAACTTCACAGCAGACTACTATGGTTGGGTTCAGGTTAGTGGTCTTGCTACAGCAAAGATTGACGGCACTCCTGCTGTTGGTACTTTGGTTGGTGCAAGCTCAAACCACGCAGGTCAATTATTAGCTATCGGTGCGGACACTACTCCTGCTCTTGCAAGATTGCATGGTAAAGCAGGTGTGGACAATGAGTTCCATACTGTAATGTTAATGAACCTACAGTAAGTTGAATGTTTCAGCATACTGAGACATACGATAGACGGTTAGTGTTACCTGCAGGCGTTCTTCTTTTAGGAGAGTTGCCTGCAGGTAATACCTTAAGCTCGCTTTCTTTTAGTTTTTACGATTCAGTTACAGAACGCAGGTCAGTAATTCACAACATTCCTTACACTCCTAATGACCCTTATTCTCACAACGGAATTGAAACTATGATAGGAGAAGCTCACGAAACATGGCTTAAAAATGTAAGAGAACAAGGTAAAAAGAAACCAAAGATGACTGTAAAACAAAGAAAAGAATTTGGTAAAATACTAGAAGAAATAAGAGTAAATAAAAATAAACGAAAAGAAAGTACAAACAATAAAATTTATTACGAGGGGACAAATAATGGAAGACAACAAAATCGTAGACAGTTTAGACGCGGTACTAGACTCTCCTGAAAACACTCAGGAAGTAATAGACGATAGAGTTTTAATAAAGCAGGAAGATATAACTGCAGTATTAAACGAAAATGAATTAATGAGAATAAAGGTAACTAATACAGCTTTGCAAAGAACAGTAAAAGAATTAGCTGTTGAAGTTTCAAGGCTTAAAGGTATACTTAAAATGCAAGGCGAAAATATTAACAAACCCAAAACGAAGGAGAAAGCAAATGCCACCAATGGGTAAAGGTACATACGGAAGTAAAAGAGGCAGACCACCTAAAAAGAAAAAAGCTATGCGAAGAAAAAAGAAGAAGTAAAACATGGCTGTAACACAAAGTAAAACTAGAGAAGATATAAGAAAAGCTATAGGCAGAAACCTAGGCAAGATGGTAACAGGCACTACTTCAGGTAGTGGTTCTACTACTACCGCTGTAGACACTACATTGTTTGGAGGAGATGACGAATACAATGGAAGTTACATTCGTTTTACTTCGGGAACTTATGACGGAACTACTAGAAGAATAACAGATTACGCGTCTTCTACGGGGACAATGACATTTGCTGCAGTAGCAGGTACTATTGCGGGTAGTGTGACTTATGAGTTATGGGATGACGGATTTGACCCTAGAGTTGTAGAAGAATTTATTAATCAGTCTATCTTAGAAGTAACGGGAAATATATATGACCCTGAAGAAAGTTTGGAAGTTCATACAGATAAAATTAATGCACGGTGGGAAATCCCTTCACAGTTTGCTGTAATTCAAGATATTTATTACAGGAATAAATACACATCAAAAACACTTCATGCTTGCGGTACTACCTTTGACGAAACAACAGACAGCGACATAACACAAGCTGTAAGCACAGAAGATTACAAAAGAGACGGAAGTAGTTTGAAACTTACTATAGCAGTAGGAGCTTCGGCAGGAGACAAGATAACAGACTCAATAACTTCTGTTGATTTAAGCAAGTATGACTTTATAGAATTTTGGATTAAATCTACAGTAGCTACTAGTGCAGGTAATTTGAAAATACATTTAGATAACGGAACAGTAACGGCTGACGGCAATGATTTAGAATCTTTAAATGTGCCCGCTTTAACTGCGGACACTTGGAAGTATTGTAGAGTAGCACTAAGTAACCCTGAGTCAGACACAGCTATAGTGTCAATAGGATTAGAATATGATAGTGATTTAGGAGCTTGTACTGTTTTCCTAGATGATATTAAAGCAGTTAAGAACGATACTGCGGTATGGGAAAAACTAGATAGAAACACATGGAGAATAGACAAACAAGGAAGTCAAGGAGCAAGTACTCAAGATTTAATATTAAATGACAGAGGTAGAACCTTAGCAGGAAACAATTTATTAAAAATAGTAGGCGGAGACGAGCCTGCTGAATTGTCTTCTGACTCTGACACAACAGAAGTCCCCGAAAGATTTGTAATAGCTTATGCTACTGCGTTGTCAGCACAAGCAGGGTCTGCCCGAACTGATATAGACATGGACGCCATGCGAAATTTGTCTGCGTTTTGGTTTGCTAAATCTGAACAAGCTAGACATAGTTTCCCGCTTTTAACTAATGTAAGAACAGTAAGGTAATGGCTAACAAAGTTGTAAAAAAAAACGAAGTTTATCTTAATGGAGTTTATTACCCAATAAGTAGACCTGTGCAGAAAGTTTTAGCTTCCATATTTCCTGCAAAAGTTACTATTGGAGATACCACTCGTGACTCACAAACTAGGGCAAGTGTAATATCTTGGTCTGATTTCAGGGGTGGTATAGGTGTAGAGAGAATGGAATCATCAGTAGATGTGAATAGGGCGTGGTGGAGTACCTGTAGCCTTCGCTACAAAAGACACCTAGTATTACCTCCTCTGACAACTCAAGTTACTAATGACGACTCAACTGCTGCAGGGTCGTTAGATATTATTACTCAGTTTAACAATGAGATATACGGTATATGGTCTGATAAAAAAGTGTATCAATTTAATCAAGGATATGCTTCTGCTTCAGACGCTTTTGGAGACGCCTTAGACACCTTACCTGACACTGCTTCAGACGCAATAGAAGTAAGAATGGGCGGAACTTTATATATGGTTATAGCTACAGGTGGAGGATATACCTATACATCTAATGCTAGTAGTTTTACTGATGACACCAAAGACGCTAAGTTTCTTACTTTTTGGGATGACAAGTTATGGGGAATAGATAACACAGGGCAACTGTGGCATGCAGCCACCATAGGTTCAGAAACAGATGACGCTAAACTTCCTTTGCCTGACGGATATGTAACTGATTTATTTGTAGCTAGAAATGCTAGTGGTAATCCTGTTATATATGCTATGACTAAAGTAGGATTATTTGCACACGACTCTGCTAATTCTAAATTTGTAGAGACTCAACTATCATTGCCGTTTCACGAAAACAACGGAGAAGGCTCTGTTAGGTGGAGAGATTCTGTATACATACCTGCGGGATTAGGTATATACAAGTACATAAATGGGTCAAATTCAGCCGTTGTAACCTTGGTTGGACTAGACAGAGACCACGGACTTCCAACAGACCAAAGAGGTACAATTAAACAACTTCTAGGTACACATAATGATTTGCTTGCATTTGTAGACGGAACTATAGAACCAAACGAAACAGATATGTTTGACGGAACTAATATATCTACAAGTCCGTTACCTGCAGGTAATACAATAGAAGCTAGTACGGGTCTTAGTGCAATATTTGGTTGGAATGAAATGGGGTGGGAAACAAAATGGTTAGCAACAGCAACAGGAGAAAGTGTAACTTCTTCATTTGTTTCTAATGCCCAAGGTAACTACAGATTATATTGGGGTCATCAAGGTTATATGTATTATCAACAATTACAAACTGATGTTATAAACCCCACTCAAGTAACAACATTTAATTACGCTTCTTCAGCAGAACATTATACCCCGTGGTTTAGTGCTGACCAAGTTGAAGTAGACAAACTAGCATTAAAACTTAAAGTAGAAACTGAAGGGTGTTCTTCTAATGAAACTGTTGCAGTATCTTATGCTACTGATTATGGAAGTTCTTATACTTCTATGGGAACTATTACTTCAAACGGATTAACTACTTATACATTTGGAAGCAATGCAGGGACAACATTTAGGTCAATACAATTTAAAATAGTATTAAGTAGGGGTAGTACATCTACAGAAACCCCTGATGTTATAAGTACTACATTTGAATTTAGAAAAAAATTAGAAACCAAGTTTGCTTGGGCAGTTGATTTAGATTTAACTAAAGCTTACAAAAGTAATACTCCTAAATCATTGAGGTCTAATTTGTTATCTGCAATAGAAAGTAACACATTACTTGAATTTACATTTAGAGATGACGCGTCTACCAATAGAAATTACTATGTTGATATAACTTCAGCTCAAGGTATGGAGCATACTGCTTATGACGAAAGAGGGTCAACAAGATTATTATTAGCAGAACCGTAAATAAGGGTGTATAAACATGGTTACAACTAATCAACAAAATGCAATAATACAAATCCCTTCTAGTTGGGAAGGAAGTATTCCTGAGTACATGGTACTTCAAGCTTTAAATAGACTAGGACTAAGAGACGGTTACGAGTTTACCTATCAGTCTCCTTTACTTGGGGGCAGAATAGAAAAAGGTGGGTATGTTGTAGATTTCTTGTTTAACGAGCCCCCTGATTTGGCAATCAATGTACAAGGAGAATATTGGCATTATGCTCAAGGAATAACTAAAATAACAAGTGACGATATGTCAAGAGCAGTTTTGGCAGGACAAGGAATAACATTGATTTTAATTGACGAAAATGATATATATAAAGATGTGGACTTTTATGTAAGGGAAGCTTTACGATATAGAGACCACTCCAAACAAGTCGGGAGATAAGTATGGCAATAAAATTACAAGGATATGTATTTAAAAATGACGGCACAGCATTAAGCGGTGCAACGGTACAGGTTTATGACACCTCAGATACTTCTACGGAAGGAAGTCCTGTAACCACAGATTCAAATGGATTGTGGACTTACGGAGATATATCTACAGACGGATTATATGATGTAAAAATTTCTAGTGGTGGCTCAGTCAGGTGGAGAATGGGAGAAGATAAGATTCAGATTAAAGAAGCTTATATCAGAAACGACACTGCAGCTACACAATCTCCTTTATATGTAGCAAATGCTACTGATGCTGCAAGTGTAAAGGTATTAGATTTATCTAATAAAAGAGTAACTGCTAATGTAGCAGATAATGATGAGATTTATATGTCATTTAATATGCAAGATTCAGCAGGAAATGCTGATGAATTTGCTCGTATAACAGCAATAGCAACAGATGTAACTAACGATTCTGAAGACGGAGCTTTGGTTTTCTATGTTGCAGATAGTGACAATAATGGGGACTTACAAGAAGGATTTAGAATTACAAGCAGTACAGGTGGTACTGTTTCAGCAACTACTACTAGTGCAAGTCAGTTTAACAATACAATTACTGTAGGTGTTGATGACACAGGATATGATGTAAAGTTTTTTGGAGCTACAGCTAGTGCATATATGTTATGGGACGAATCGGCAGATGATTTGATTTTAGCAGGAGCTGCTAGATTAGTAGTACCTGACGGACAACTTGTTCTTGGTAGCACAGCAGTTAGCTCAACTCCTGCAGAATTAAATTTAATGGACGGAGGTTCTTCTATAGGAACTACAACTGTGGCAGACGGTCACGGAATAGTAATGAATCATGGGGGAACTATGGCTCAGACTACGGTACAAACACTTGCTGCTTATCTTGATGACGAAATAACAGCTATGCCAAACATGACAACACTCACGGGTTTAACAGCCGCAGGTTCTGTCTCTAATGCTTTGGCTTTAACTTATAGTGATGTTACTTTATTTCATGACGCAAATAATGCTGACACTTCTTTTTCTATAGGAACAAGTGCAACTGAAGCATTAAAAATTGAAGTGTTAAATGGCAGTAGTAACAAAACGGCTGAAGAAGTACATTTTTCTACAGCTACGGCTTCGGGTACAGCTAATCATGGAGCCATGGTATTTGATGTAGACGGTACTGATATTTTAACAATAAATGACGGAGGATTAACTATGGGCAGTACAGCCTTTGTTAATACTTCGGGAGTAATACAAGTTGCTTCTCAAACTAACATAGCAGGAGTAGGTGCATTAAATGCGGGTTCTATAACATCAGGGTTTGGTAATATTAATAATGGTTCGTCAACTATTACCACTACAGGTGCAGTAGGCACAGGAGCTTTAACAGTTGGTGGAGTTGTAGATATTACAGACACTACAGATTCTTCTGACGCAAGTGGAGACACAGGAGCTTTACGAACAGAAGGTGGAGCAAGTATAGCTAAGAAATTATATGTAGGAACAGATTTAGATGTAGACGGAACTGCTGAATTAGATAACATAACTATTGGTGGGGCACAAGGTTCTGACGGACAAGTGTTAACTTCTACGGGAAGTGGGGTAGCATGGGAATCTGTTAGTAGCGGGGTATCTGAAGATGATGTCGTTGCATTAATAGTGGCATTATCATAGTAATTAATTAATAAGGAAGGAAAAATATGGCAAATACATTCAAGGTAATTTCATTTGACGGAATGCCTGCAAGTGCAGGAACACCTGAAGATTTATATACTGCTGCAAGTGGAACAACGGGAATAGTAATGGCTTTAGTTATAGCTAATATACATACTGCTGATGTAACAGTAGATGTGAAGTTAGTTAGTGATACAGGAAGTAGAGGTGGAACAAATGACGAAACAAACGATACTTCGTTTTTGTTAAATGATGTTAATATTCCTGTAGGCACATCTATAAATGTTTTGAAAGGACAAGTAGTAGAAACAACAGATGTATTACAAGTAGATTGTAGTGTTACTGACAAAGTTAGTGTAACTTTATCTATCTTAGAAAGAACATAATACTATGGAATATATAGGAACACACCCATTAGAAGGAGCTACTCTTGTAGCATCTTCTGATGTAACAAGTAACACAGCTAGTCTTACAATGACAGGTATTTTTGACCCTGAAGTCATGTACTTTATTCATGTCATGGATTACAGACCTAAACTTGATGAAAGAACATTGATGTATCGTTGGTTAGACAGTAGTGATAATGCTATATCTTTTACTAATATACAAGAAAGTGGTTTGTATGGATTTAGTGGTGGGTCAGGTGCTTCAGGTGGAGTATATTCAACAAACAGAACAGGTGGATATACAAATTTTGGAAGTGGTACAGGCAATGCTAGTGATGAACATGGCATGGGACAAATGTGGTGTGTACCTAATACTGCAAATGAAAAATTAGCTATAGTAAATGCAGCATTTCATAATGGAACAGACGAAAAGTATGGAGGTTACTTTATACAAGCATCGAGATTAAATACTTCAGCTACTAGAGCAACAGGTATTGAGTTTGTATGTGATAACAACTCGGGTGGTCATCAAATTAATAATGTATCTATACGAGTATACAAACTAGGGACTAAAGTTAATCCTATAAAGACTTTAAAACACAGGCACACAGATAATTGGGTAGCTTCTAATTATATTGGTGGAGCAATTAAAGGACAAGGTTGGGTTAAGGTAGCAGAAATAACAGCAGCAGATGGAGATTCTGCTTTAGATTTTACAGATGTTTTTACTAGTAACTACAAGAGATATGTAATTACAGGAACAGATTGCAGACCTGCAACAGATAATACAACTCTTGTTTTTAAATATAGAGATGCTAGTGGATTAAATTCAGGTACTTATGTAAGTACATGGTGGGATGCATTTGCTAATGGCAGTACATCAACAGGACATACAGACGATAATGGGCTTTCTTCACTTGTAAGAAATGTAGGTAACACAGGAAATGAATGTGGACATTTCACAGGGTTTCTTGACCCTACTAATGCTCTTACACCTAAACATTTAATGTACAGAAGTATTACACAAAGGGCAGATACATATACAAGATACCAAACAGGAGCAATAGCTTACAATGATGCTACTGTAATGACAGGAATTAATCTGTATTGGTCAAGTGGTAATTGGGAGAGTGGGACTGTAAAAATATATGGAGTAAATGACTAATGGGATATTATGGTAAAAGTAATGCAGCTAATCCTGCATTGATAGCAGCTACAGAAGTATCTTCTGCTACAGCTTCGGTTACATTTGATAAAGTATTTAATGGAGAAACTAATCATTACAGATTAGTAATTGTAGACTTGACTGTAGACAATGCAGACTGTGATGTAAGAACTTATAGAAGATTAAATGGTAGTGATGTTACTACAACTATGGACACAATGGGAGTAGCAAATGAGTTACAGGCAAGTGGGGCTAGTGGTAATTTTACTAATGCAACAACAGCAGGATTAAATCAATTTGATAGAAATGAAACAGGTACTGATTCTACAAGACACACCTTGTCAGCAATAGCAGATTACTTTCCTAATGTAGCAAATATGCCTTCAATGTTTCATCAATCAATAAGTATAGGGGCAGGTTCTAATGCACTTGGAAGTGCTGATAATGCTTTTTGGATGGAAAGGTCAAATCAATTAATAGGGTCTACTGCTTTTGATGGTATCAGAATCCACACATCTGAAGGGAACATAGCAGGTGGAAAATTTTATATATATGCAATGGTATAAGGAGTAAATTATGGCAACAAAAGCAGAACATATAACACAGCTCAAATCAGATAATGCAGAGCTTTATAAGAATGTTAATGGAACAAGAATAAAACTAAGTGATTCAGAGTATGATGCTCAGATAGATGAGTGGGCAACTAATGCAGCAGCACAAGATGCTAAAGATACTGTGATTGCAGATGGTGGAAGTCATGCTGACTATAAAGAAATCAGAAAATCTGAATACATAAAAGCTGTAGGGGATATACCTGATCAACTAGATTATATCTATCACAATGGTCTTGATGCTTGGAAAGCAAAGATCAAAGAAGTTAAAGACAAGTACACTAAGCCTTGATTTTAAGGGTGTTTATACACCATGAAACCTAAAAAAGAAATTACAGAACAAGACCTAGAACTTTTGCAAAAGCATATCAACACGACTAAACTTCGATTGATAGATATGCAAAATCAATTCAACAAATCACTTGGCAGGATTCGTGGTACAATAATTATACTCACTATTCTACTTGTAATTATTTCAATAATAGGGTATATACTATGAATATGAAGATAAAATTTAAAAAACCTAATATAAAAAAAATCTTAAAAGGTATTGGGAAATCTATCTTAAATACTTTTACAATGGTTACTATC